TAAGGATAACAATACATCAAACCATAATTATCCACGACCAGGAATTGATCCATATTCAGGTGATAAATCTATCACTATTACTAATGTGGGTGCTACCCTTCACAGTGCTGCTGGTGCAGGTTATATTCCTGAGACAGGTGTACTTTCAGTAACTGTTAATAATCATGGATTTACTGAAGGAGATTACATCCAGATTGTAGATGGTTCACTTGTAATGACATGTGACCTTGATGGTAACGTAAGTTCTAAAACTTATCCTCGTCAAGGATTTGACTATCCAAGTGGACGTTGGTTAAAGATCCAGAATGTAACAACAAATGCATTTGATGTTAACGTAGGTATCTCTAGTGATACTACTAATCATACATTTGTATCTGCTGTTTCTAATGGCATCAAGAGACAGAATGGAACTATTACAGTTAACATTGGTGCATCTCCTGTAACTAACTACACACCGACTAGTGCTTCATACAATGCATCTAGTGGTGATCTTGTTCTTGAGATTGGAGTACATGATTTACAGAACGGTGAGAAGATTAGATTAGCAACTGATTCTTTGACATTTACATGTACAAAAGATAGTAATGCAACTAACCACACATATCCTAGAGTTACTGATCCAGCATATAATACTGATCTAGTAATTAAGGATGCTACAACCACAACAATTACAATTGATGTTGGTATTGGTGCTATTGCAGATCAGTATGATCATACCTTCGTAAGTGCTACAACAGATGCTGTCATCTATGATCAAAGATACACACATACATTTGTATCTTCAACAACAAACGCTGTACATTTTGAACCACAGTCACCTCACACATTTGTAAGTGCTGTTGCTGATTCTATCAAGCATTATCCTACTGCTAATCATACATTTGTAAGATCTTCTTCTAATAATATTGAGAAAGAATCTGGAACATTCACTGTTAACGTTGGTGCTAGTGCTGCTAATGATCAGTATCCACATCTGTTTACTACTGCATCTGCTGGTGCTGTTCAAACTGGTGGTGCTTACTTCCATAAGTTTGTTAGTGCAGTAACTGATTCAGTACATAAAGTATTCACAATTGCTGGTAACCAACAGTATCATAATCAAGATTGTATTGATGATGTTGTTGATTTACTTGAAGCAATTGGTGATAACCTTGCTTATGGTGGTAACGATAAGACATGGGATGCTGCATACTCATACAAAACTGGTGCTCACGTTGCTGGTGAAGAAACTGAAACCAATTATGTATTTGAGCAAGCACGTGAGATGTCTGCTCAAGCACTTAGAAACCAGAAGATTCTTGTTACTGGAGATCATGGTTTACATCAAGTATTTGATAAGAGTATTACCTATGACGAACCAACTCCTCCAATTGACAGATTTGGTGATGCACGTAACTTAGTTGTTGCTAACAAACTACTCATTGGTGATGAAGCATATGCAAGAATGTTGGTTCAACATCCTGGATTTGTTCCTCCAACAGGTAACCCACAAGATTGTAAGGATGATATTATAGACTTCGTTGAAGAAGTATCATACAACCTAGCATACGGTGGTAATGATAGAGTTTGGGAGATGACTGATCTCTATGTACAGGGTGCTCATGTAGCAGGTGAAGAAACTCAGACAGTTGAAGCACTTAATCATGCACGTGATTTGATGATTCAAATTGCTAGGAATGAGGATATTGTAACACTTGGTTCTCATGGTCGTACACAGGTTAAGGACACTTCTATAACTGTTAATACAGCTGCACATGTAAGCAACAGACATGCTGATGCTAAGGATCTAATCTTAGCTAACGTTGACTTTGCAGCAGAGATTGCATTGGGCAGAATGATTGCTCAGTATCCTTCTTACTCATGGCAATCTGGTTACAGTTCTGCTGATTGTTTAGATGATCTTAAAGATGTAGTTAAAGTTGTTGCACATAACACAGGTTATGGTGGTAACCATAGAGTATGGGATGCTGCTAACCTTTATGTTGCAGGTGCTCATGCTGCTGGATCTGAGGCTGAAACTGCCTTTGCATTCAATGCAGTACGTGACATTATTAAAGAGGTTGCTACTAACGTAGATGTTACTGTTGGTGGTCACACATCATTAGCTCAGGTTAAAGATACTACCATCACTGATGGTGTAAGTAACGGAGACTGTGCTGTTGTATTGAGTGCTATCGATACTTTGGTTGCTATCTTAACAGGTACAATCGCTAATCCAGCATCACTACAAAGTGTAACTCGTACAGATTCTAATGGTCCTTGTGAGGACATGAGATCTGCTGTTGGTGTTCTTACTAAGATTGTAACTGATGCTCTTGCAGATCCTACTACATTAGAGTCTGTTGTAAAAACTGCTTCTGTTGGATCATGTGAAGATGTAAGATCAACACTTAATAGTCTATTCAAGATTGTTATTGATACAGTTCAAACACCAACAACTCTTGATAGTGTAACAAGAACTATTTCTAATGGTGCTTGTCAAGAGGTTGCATCCACAATCACAACACTATACCAGATAATTACTGGAACTATTAACTCTACTAGTTACCTTGATTCTATCGAAAGGAACCCTGTTCCTCTTGGTCTAGAGTTTGGTCCTTCTATCAATGCTAACGCAACAAGTACTAACTCATACTTGTACTTCGACTTTGTTGTTGGTGTATACACAGATCTTACTAGAACAGTTGATGATACTATTACACAGCATACAACGTATCCTCAGTGTGTTGATCAAGCAAACGCTATACGTCAGTACTTCTCTAATATTACCACAGTTATTCAAACTGGATTGGGAAGTGTGCCACGTCAGGAACCATCACAGTTGTCTACTGCACTGTCATCTAGAGCAACAATCTGGACACTATCAGTAGGTAATGTGGCTAATCCACATGATCTTGAGACAGGTACACCAATTAGATTGGTTCCACGTCCACGTTATGATACTAATACTAATTCTTATGTTGATGTTGATAAGCGTTTCGTTAGACTACCTAATGGATTTGAAACTAACAGAGAATACTATGTAATTGCTCCTGCAAGAACTACTCAACCTGAGAACTATGGTGTCTCATCTACATTCAATGGTACTGATCAGACTAAGATCATGCTTGCAAGCAGCAAAGAAAATGCTGCTGCTGGTATCTACTTACACTCTGCTGAAGTAGAAGATATACATCCAGACGTAGAGATTGATCTATATCAATTTGTTCTTGATGATAACTATGATCTACACCAGTATGGTTGTGTACTTGATGGTGTAAGTAATACAAACATCCGTACAGATGTTCCACATATCTTTGATGTTCCATTCTCTAACACTCCAGGACACACCGTGTTCTTTAGAAAGAGAGAAGGTGGTTCACTACCTCTAGTGGGTGCAGCATATGCTAGTGATACTACTGTTGCAGATGCTAATGGTAGACTATTAAATAACAAGTATTTCTTTGCTAGGTATCAAACAGAGAAAGTCTTTACTATTCACAAGACTAAGAGTGATGCAGAACAGGGTGTTAATCCAATAACATATCAACCAGGCATTTACGACTTCAACGTCTTCGCTAACAAGCGTGAGTCACCAATGATGTTTGACCCAACGTATGTTAATCCTAATACTACTCCAATAATATATGGTAAGTGGTATATTCAGGTTGAGAATGATAATGGTACAGATCAAATCATCAAGAGACTTAGAGAGTATGCTGATGGTATTGATAAGACTAATGACTCTTGGTTCGAAAGAATTAAGGATGAGAGACCTGCTAATGATAGACTATATCGTTTACGTTATGTTGTACCTCAGTACCTTAAGTCTGTTCGTGATCCACTTAACGGATTTACCATCAAGACAAGGACTGACGAGACTAGAAGATTAGTACCTCAGAAATTAGTTCTTAAGCCTGTTTCAGGTAACGTGACTAAAGCACGTTTCTCTAACCCAGTACAATCTAATGAGTACATTGGATATACTAAGGCAGACTTCATTAACTTCAGTCTTAATGATGAAGTAGCATACGATCCATACAAGAAGGATCTTGTAGCTAATACACAGTTTGCTAAGGTTGTTACTACCCAAAACTATATCTCTATGACTATCCAGTCTGGTAGATATATTACTCAGGGTTCTGATGATTACTTAGAACTAACTGTATTTGAACAGGGCGTTACTAATCCTGCATTAACAAACACTAAGTTTACTACTGTTAAGATTACTGCACCTCAAGGTGGATCCTTCGTTGCTAATAAGACACAATCTGTAGTAGGTAACAGGATTGATTGGGCTGGTAACTCTACTGGTTATGGTTACTTACATGCCATCATGCAAGTACCTGGTACTGCTACATGGCACATGATCCTTAAGGATACAGTTGGTAAGATTGACTATGATTCAATTGATAACATAAGGTTTAGTCAAGGCACTGCATTTGCTGATCTACTTGCTGATCCTGACTTTGGTAAGTCATTGGTACTCAAGGATCTTATTAAGAAAGGTTATCCTGAATTCTATTATAGACAGAATGGTGCTGGTGTTTATACTATCACACCAGGTGATATTATTGAAGACGATGCAAGCATCCAATACTATGTTGAATCAGTAGAAGATGTTGGTCAGATTGATGACAACTTCTATATCTTTAATACACAAGAGATTCAGAAACGTATCTATGGTCAGCAAGATGGTATTTACTATCTAACTGCTGTTCGTGGTAACATTTCACCACTACCTCAAGGTGCTGGTAACTTAGGTAACTTCAGGAACTTCAAGTTCTCTCAACCTATCAGCAAACTATATCCATTAAACTATAAGAACGATCCTCTCTGGTATCAGCAGTTGGATGCAACATTAGTTGATCCACCTCAGACATATTCTGCTGCTGATAACTATGTTCATGGTCTTGTAAGAGTTAACGACTTTAAAGGTTCATTAACTCAAGAGAGTGTCATTGATTTAGTTAATAACAATGCATTTGGAACTAATACTTATACACAAGTATCATCTTCCGTTGATAATAGAATTAGAGCACAGAAAGGTAATGCTGCTTCTGGATCAGAAGACAGATTGATTCCTATTGTTGGTGACAGTACAGTCTTAACAGATCAACGATACTACGTTGAACTTCGAAGACCATCTATCGCAAGAGCAGGTAACCATACATTTGAATATCTTGGTTTTGGTCCAGGTAACTACTCAACTGGTCTACCTGCTAGACAGGAAGTTGTTCTTACAGAGATACAAGACTTCTATGCACAGTCTAAGAAGCAAGATGGTGGTCTAGTATTCTACACTGGTCTTAACTCTAATGGTGACCTATACATTGGTAACCGTAAGATTGATGCTATCACTGGTGAAGAAGTATTCCTAGAGTCTGCATCACTTGTTGATTCTGATGATGATGACGAGTCATTAGGTAATCTAGTTACAACGTTTGATACTCCTGTTACATTTAATGAGTACATCACTGTTAATGGTGGTGAGGCTCAGGATAAGAGAAGTACATTCAACTCACCTGTTCTAGTTAACGTTCTTGGAACTGTTAGAAACAGTCCTGCTTTGGTAATATCTTCCTTCGTTGATCCTGCGATTGATGATGGTTCTCTTGATAGATCAGCATTCGTCAGAAATGTCGAAACTGGTGGTGATATTGTCATTGCTAGGAATAAAATTTCCGCAGCAATTTTCCAGTTCAATAGTCGCAGAGATGGTCAAGCATACAAGATTCAAACACATGTTGTAGGTGCTGTACCTTCTAACATTACTCCTGATCAAACTGGTGCATTTAATGCAAGTCAGATTGTTCAGTATGGTAATGCTGGTACACCTCTATCTGGTGATTTCTTACTTAAAGGTGAGAGTATTGGTAAGACTGGATCACTTGGTTGGATCTACTCTAACTACTACACATTAATTGGTAATGCTGTTCCTGAATCATTTGCATTTAATAATACTAATATTATTACAATCAAGTGGACTTCACTAACTAACCAGCAACTTGGTATTACATCATCTTCTGAGATTAAGATCTCTGGATTTACAGATAGTGATTTCAATGGCACATGGCAGGTTATATCAAATGGATTTAATCCTGCTGCTGATTCATTACAAATTGCTATTGGTTCAACTAAGAACACTGTTAACAATCAGAACCCAAGAATGTGGTCTGATGAAGTTGCAGCTAATTCCAACGTTTCAATTGAGTACTCTAACTCTAACTGGAAAGAGTGGGGTGTTATTGGTGCTGAAGCACTTAGAACAGAGACTGATGCTATTGGTGATTACAAACTTGGTATTAACACAGTTGGTAGATCTGATAAAGCATCATTCGAAACAAACTTCGTTGATGCTAAGACAACTCCACGTGCTAACTTGGATGTTGTTGGTACTGCATTTATTAGTGGTAAGAAGATCACTGACTATGCATCACACAATACAGATGCTACCAGAACATATCAGGATCGTACTGATGCATTCATGGTTGGTGGTGATAGTGCTTCACCAACTGATGAGGCAACCTTACGTGTTTCTACCGCTAACGGTGGACGTGTTGGTGTTAACGTAACCGATGCAGAACTTGATAGAGCACTGGTTGTTGATGGCACATCTAGATTTACAGATGATGCTAAGTTCGAAGAGGACATTGAGATCAATGGTGGTGGTGGAGCTAATACTGCACAGGTTAGAACTACTATTACTACAGGAACGATTGAGTTCTTCCCAAGTCTATTTGTTGGAACATTAGATTTTGCACCTACTGCTGGTACAGTTCATGTTGCTAACGATAGTACTGCTGATCAATTCATTCGTGTAGGTAATGCTTCACTTCATAGTAACATATGGATTGGTGCTACTCCTGATACTTCTACCAATATTTCTAAGATAGAGATAGGTGGTGCTTATAACAACAACGAATCATTATCATTCACACTTATAGGTACTAAGTCATTCAAGACTAAGGGAGACTTCCAGTTAGGTACAGATAGAGGACTACTTGACACTGTTAAGTTATCATCTACTGCTGGAACTGTTGAGTTCTTCTCTGGTAGTTCTGCTACATCTAAACTTGACTTTGCTACTAACGCTGCTGAGATCACAATCGCTGGTAAGGGTGGTACTACAACAATTAGAAATAACCTAGTCGTTGATTCTACTGCTAGATTTAACTCTGACATCACACTCTGTGGTGGATTTGCTTCTTACTCATTCACAGCAGACAGAGCACAGATTGGAACTACTCCATTCAATCATGCTAGTGGAGATCTTGGCAACAATATATTCAACAGTAACGTTGACTTGATTGATGTATTAAGAGTCGTAAGCACTGATGAAAATTACAACGCAATTGATACTTCTGGTAGTGGTGATTGGGGTGGAACAGTATTCCAGAATACAATCACAGCAATCGCTGGTACAGTTGAACCTTTAAATCTACCAGCTCTAACTGGTGAACAGTTCTACTTACCACTTAAGAATCGTCCTTATGATTCTGCTGGTGTTCAGTACTTTAGTGAGAATGATATTCTTATTATTGATACCGATGACACTGGTAACAAACATCCAGAATTTGTTAAGGTTATTTCTCTTCCAAGAATTAACGTTGCACCTTACTACATCGTAGTTGAAAGACTACCATTTGGTACATATACTGCTAAGAGATCTGATCATTCAGATACTACTGCTATCTACAAGTGTATTGTTCAGTTCAATGCTACTTGGACAACTACAACTTTAGATGACACAGGTACTGAGGAAAATGTATACTTAGCACAGTTTGGTGGATCTATTGCAATTGGTGATTATGTAATCATTGATCGTGAAGATACAACTGCTGATGGTATATTTGATCAGGGTGAACTCTTTAAGGTTAAGACTCTATTGAGTCAGGTTGCTAAGAAACTAACCATTAAGAATGGTTGTGATACTGCTAACGAGGAAATTGTATTTGAAGTTGATTCAACAACTGGTAATACAACGATGGGTTCAGGTGGAACTACCATCATCAATGGTCAGTTGAATCTCAATGGTACATGTACTACACCATACACAAATTCAACAACTAATAAGAAGTTAACTATATCAGATGGATCTGGTATTACAACCTTCGAGGTTGACACTTGTACAGGTGACACAAACATTGGTAACCATCATGGTACAGTCTTCATGCTTAGTGAGCAGTTTGGTACAACACCTTCTGCATACACTAAGGATGTTGATGAAGTTCATGTGTACAGACACAATCCAATGTCTGTTATCTCTGGTGGTCCTGCATCAACAACTTCTGCTGCTATTACTTCAGCAACATCAAATATTGAGATACAAGGTAATCTAACATCATTCCTTAAGGGTGATATGATTGCACTCTATACTACATCATCTATTGAAATTATTAGAGTCACCGATGATCCTTACACAGGTTCAGGTGGTGAGTTTATTCTACCAACAGCATCTAATGCTGAGTATGTCAACGGTGGTCGTGGAATTGAAGGAACTAGTGCAATAGCATTCTCTATTGGTACTAACCTTGTTAAGTTAGACAAGTATGAGAGAACTACAACACTCTTACATGATATGGCTGCAACTCAAGCAGACAGAGCAACAGCACTTAAGGCTAGATCACCAAATAATAGTGATATTAGACTTGAAATCTCACTCAGAGATGCTGATCTAATTGCTCCTAAACTTGATTATATAACTCTTGTCAGAATAGGATCTGAATTCTTCTTACCTGACTCTGTTGATGGAACACTTGATGCATTCTATGCAATCAAGATGCCTAAGCAGATCAGAGAACCTAACCTTGTTGGTACTACACCAGTTCAATTATTTGGTGGTGGAACTACTACTATTAATCAAGATCTTGAGGTTATCAGTGGTGCTGTTAGAATGTATGGTTCTGATGGCAAGACTCTGGTCATGTCTATCTCTAACGATGATGGTCACTCAGGTGATGGATCACTCGAAGATCCTAAGACAGATACTGCTGGACTTACACTTAAAGGTCCTGGTGCATTCTATGGTGATCTTAAGGTTTACTATGATGACTGTCAGATGTTCGGACTTTGCAACACTGAAACTACATTCAGAGTTACAAACAAAGAAGGTAACATCTTGATGGGTGAAACCTTCTATCAGGCAGGTAAAGTATTAGCACTTGAATCAGCAATTGATCCTATATTCCATATAGATAACTTAGGCACTGCTGGTGTTGGTGGAACTGAAGGTCCTAAAGACTTTAAGATCTATCAGAACAACGCTATTGACTCATTCGGTATTGAGAAATACTGGACTGCTGGTGGTGGTAGGAGACATACTTATGTTGCCTTTGATCCTACAACTGGTCTTGGTCAGCAAATTGATAACCCACTACAAGTTAACCAGAACTATCTTGTTAACGCATCTTCTGGAAGCAACATGGTTGTTTACTTACCAGAAAATGCACAGACAGGTGACATGATTAGATTCATTGAACTTAGTGGTAACTTGACATATAACACAAGTCTGATTATCAGAGCGAAGAAGATCAACAACATTGCTACGAATATTCAAGGTGATGGTGCTGGTTCAAGAATCGATGCTGGTGCTGGTCAGACATTGAACACAGCATGGGATTCAGGTGAGTTAATTATTCAGACACGCAACGCATCATTCGGTCTAGTTTATGCTGGTACTGTTGACGTTGAAGGTTCTCCTTCTGCACAAACCATTCCTCCTGCATTGAGAGGATGGTGGTTAATCGAACTCTAAAAAAATGACTGCACTCTACGATTCTATTAAAAGTATGAGAACTGCAAAGGTAGGAACTATCCTACCTTGGAGCGGTGATGGTGGTACAGGATTTCTTTCTTCTAACATACCAAGAGGATGGATAGTATGTACAGGTCAGACTTTAAAAGCTGCTGACTATCCACTACTTGCAGCCAACATAGGTGACACCTATGGTGGTGACATGACTGATACTAATGGAGATCATTATCCATTCCCTTATTACGGATATGATAATGCTGAGTTTAGATTACCTCAGTTATCTAATAGAGTCATGACTGACCTAGAGAATTCAGATCTTAATGATCCAACATATCAAAATGGTCAGACTGATGCACAGAGTGTAGTTGGTGGTCTAGTTCAAGACTATGGTGAAACTGTCTCTGTTACTACAACCTATGAAGCAACATCTGATATTGATTTCACACTTAATATAGCTGGTAACTTATATTTTAAGTTCACTAACATAACTTTGTTTTCTCCTGATTTTATTGAGACACTATACACATTGAATCGTAAGTTGGGTATTAATCATACTCCTGCTCATGGTCACTCAGATAATATATTATCTACCAACGTCAACCCTACTGGTGCAATGACCTTTAGGACAGATCAAGGTATAGAGATGACTGGTTCTGCTTCAGTATATTGTGCTACTGATGGTCCTAACACTTGTGCTCTTAAAGCTGCTGAACCAACAACATGGCAGAATGGTGCAACTAATATAACATTCTATGGTGATGAAACTCATGAACATACTCTACCACGTATGGATAACTTCATGGAATTCATAACAGACAGTTCTAATAAAGACTACTGGGGTACTACTCCTGCTGGTGAAGCAAACTGGCGTACTAATACCAATGACAGAGGATCTGGACATGGTACTACAACATATACACAAACAATTTTCAGTAGAGGAAACACAGGTCAGTTGTTAGATACTGTTCCTGTAGATACACATAAGACTCCTAACCACACTGGTATGTTCCCAAGACCTATGGAATATAGGTCTAGACCTAATTACTTTGGATATGATACAGGATCACCAGTAAGATCTGATGGTCTGGTAGACGATCCTGAAACTGCTGCTGTATTTACTGTGAGTGGTTGTGTACTTGATGCTACTAATAAAATTATATTACCTACTGGTACTGATCTAAGGAGACAATATGGTACTGCACCAGACACATGGTATCAGTGGGATGCAATAGTTCCATTGATGTATGTGACACCTGTTAATGTTGATGATAAGTATGATATTTTAAGAGAAGGTACATATGTACAGACAATGGAAGCTTCCACAACAATGGATGTTAATCCTACACCATCATGGGAATTAACACTTAGTGCATCAACATTAGTCTCTGGTACATATGATCTTAAGTTTAGACATGGTGCATGGCCAACTTCAATGAACTTAGGTGCAGAGAATAAGGATCCAGTTCAATCAGCATTTAGAGCACATAATCATGGTAGTTTTGAAATACAACAGGGTATAGGATCAATGGCTGGTCCTCCATCACATACTGCTGACAATGCAGATGGTTCTGCATTACAAGCACAAAGTTTAGAAAATGCTCTAAATATTTCATGTGATACTACACAACCTTCGTTAACGTTAACATTCATTATTAAAGCATTCTAATGGCAGTTTTCTACAATAAAGAAAGAGCAAAGTATGGTAACTTAACTGGTCAGATAATTGTTTGGCCAATGGAATATGAAGGATTACCTGATGGGACTCTTAATGCAAATAATTTACCTGCTGGTTATTTAAAATGTGATGGTACAAAATACTTTGCTGAAGATTATCCACAACTAGCATCTATATGTGGTGTGGGTGATAACTGTAAGTTTATTAGAAAGAATAATGATCTAACAAACTTTGATACGTTAACTGACTCACAGTTCATGGTTCCTGATCTTGGATCTAAGTATCCTGAACCAACTTCAGGTGCTAACTCAGGATTATATAATAATATAAGATTAGATAATGCATTAGGTACAGAGGTTAGTAGATCTGGTATTGGTATTGAAGCAGTCTCTGCTATTGGTGAGAATGTTAGAATAGATTATAGTGGATCTATTTCAGTACCAAGTCAAGAGATTGATATTAGAGGTAAACCCTCTTGGTCATATGCTGGTGCAACACACCGTACAGATAGTGAAGGTGCTGAAGAGAATACTATTCATCCACACTCACATTTCCACTCTGCTGTAAGAGCAAGAAACTTAGCAACAACTGAGACTAATACTAATTCACCTCAACCTATGGGGCAACTTGGTAAAAGAAATGCTTCTACCATTCCTATTCAGGATTGGTTAGATGGAACTACAAATAGTAGTGGAATAGCAGGATCAGGACAACAACCTTGCTTTGCTATAGATAAATGGTCTCCAGGTTCAGGTGGTGGTGCAACATCAACACAAGGTCCACAGGGTACTATCTATTGGGGTCACTGCATATATGGTGCTGGTGATCAATACACATATAACTGTATATTAAATTCAACAATGGGTCCTATTAACAGAGGAACACTTGCTGGTTCTGCTGATGGATCTAACATAGCACGTTATAGAAACGTTGTACAATTATTATTTGTTTGTATTCCAGGTGGCGGTGCTGTTTCTAATGATACTATAACAGTGAATCCAACATACATTCAAGGTGCTCAGGGTGTTCCTGAAGATTTTCTTGGAAATAGTTTATATGATGTATTACCACTACAAGCAAATGATTCAGTAGTTACTGGTCGTGCGACAACTGACCTAGAAAATACTACAACAGATACAGTAGAATTACCACGGGAGGGAGGAATTGATCCTACCATACATAATCACCGCATCGATTTGGAGAAAGGTGACCATAACTATCAGGTTAAGACAAATGCTATCGTCATTCCACCTGAAAACTTACAAACAACTATGACTATTGGAGCAGACTCATCAGTTTCAATAGATAGTGCATGTGCTCCTTTTATTGTAATGGAATACTTAATTAAGATCTAATGACATCATCTCAACTATACAGAAATGCTAGGCAAGGTTTCTATACAGATCTTACCGTAGATACAACACCAGTGGGTGCTATTGTACCCAATTTAAAGACTGGCACAAATTCATATGACCATAACTTTGTTAAGTTTGGTGCTACCACGTTTCCTGGTTTAACAGAGACTACTGGTAATGCATATTCAGTAAAAGATAATCCTGCATATACTCATGAGGGTTATTTGTATTGTAATGGTGATGAGTATAATATTGGAGATTTTCCAGGATTATTTCAATTAATTGGCAATAAGTATGGTGGTAGATCTAGTAGTGGTATTGATGTATCAAATGGTGGATCAGGATATACAACACTACCACTTGTAGGAATTACTGCGCCAGGTGGTAATGGTGTGCAAGCAACTGCTGCTGCAATAGTTGAGAATGGTGTAATTGTACGTGTTGATGTTGTTAATCCTGGATCAGGATATTCATCTGCACCTGCAATACAATTTACTGGTGGTAATGGATCAGGTGCTGCTGCAACAGCAAGGATTAACGCTGATGATGGTTCTATTGAAGGTATTACTACTGCCAATGTAATGGACTGGTGGGGTGATCCAAACTTAGGAACATTTAAAGTACCTGATTTAAGAACAAAAAAGATTGTTGGTAATGGTCCTGTATTTGGTAATAACTCTCCTAACGTAGGTAACTCAACACTTGGTGTTGGTACTACAGGTGGTGCATGGTATCTTGATAAATCTGCCCAAGATGAATACTTCTCACTTGGTAGAATAGTTACTACTGGATATGAGAATGTTGTTGAAACTGTTGAGTGTAGTATTATTGGTCAACAACAGATTGATATATCAATGAGAGAAACTAAACTCTCTGGTGCTCCTCAACATAGTCACACAGTATATCATACTGTACCAGGATTTAATTCATATCAAGCAGAAGCAGGTGGTGATAGGTATCTACAAGACTATCGTGAAGGTAGAGGTAGACTTGCTAGATGGTATCCTACTGGTGGTGTTGTATTTACACATAAGCATGGACTATTAAGAAGTCCTATCACAGATAATACTGTTGCTAGTTATGATGTATTTGATGCATTTGGTGGTGCTGGTGGTGTGGGATCACTTAAAGACCCAACAGCAGCTGCAAATGATCAGTTCTACATGGCATCAGGTGCTCAAGGTGCTGGTTCATATGTATTCCAAACTTATATACCTGACCCAACAATGAAACAGTTTACTGGTTCATCTAATGTTGGTGGTAGAACAGTCAACACTGGTGGTACTCCTGTTTATGATTATTCAGATGAGTGGACATATTCATCACCAGGTTCATACAGTATTAACTTAGGAAATATAACAGGTACACCAGACAGATTAATATACCAAGTTGTTGGTGGTGGTGGGTCAGGTGCTGCTGGTAATGTTGCTGGAAATCCTGGTGGTAGCAGTAGCATAGTTGTTGGTAGTGATCTTAACTTAATTGCTGACGGTGGTGATGGAGGCGGTGCATCCAATGGACAGCAAGGTGGAGACGGTGGAGACGGCGGTGCTGCAACACAATCTGGTAGTGTATCAGCTACTGGTAATCTAGATGGTCAGGATGGTGGAAATGGTGTGAATGGTCAAAGTGCTGAAGGTTGGCTCGTAGCAGATTATCCAAATAATCCAGGTGGAGGTGGTGCTGCTGGTGTCGCTGGTGACTATGGTAATGGAACTGTTGGTATAAATCTACTGGTCGGTGGACAAAGTGGTACATTTACTGAGACACTTACTAGTGATGGTACATTTAATACTCAGGGTATCAATAATCCAAGTGCAGTTCAATTCACAGTAAGAGGTGGAAACGGTGGTACTGCTCGTGGTAATCGTGTCGGATATCAAGGTGCGGTTATGGTTATTGATATGATATCAACACAGTTGAGTAGTTTTACAACTGGTGGGTGGAGCGTCAAAGTTGGAAATCCAGGTAATAATGGCGGTGGTGGTAATAATCCTGGTACTGGTGGAACCAATAGCATGGGTGCAAATGGTGGAACAGGTGGTACAGGACACAACGACGCAGACGGTGCTGGTGGTGGTGCTGCTGGCATGATTTTGCGTGGTACACAAATTCTTGGAGGTGCTGGCGGTGGCGGTGGCGGTGGAGGAGACGGATATGACGGTGGTGCTGGTCAAAATGGTCAAGGACCACCATCAGGATATTCTCAACCAGACGCTACAACTCAAGCATTAGGACCAGGTGCTGGTGGTAATGGTGGTAACTACGGATGTATCGGTGGTGGCGGTGGTGCTGGAGGTGCTGGTGTTGCCAGAAATGGTGTATCATTTGGTGGACAAGGAAACGGTGGAGCATCAGGTGGACCTGGTGGTGGACCTGGTGCAGACGGAGGTCATGGCGGTGGATCTGGTGGTGTGTCAGGTGTTAGTTCTTTTCGTAGTGATTGGTTTAGTTTAAACTCATTCAGTCATTCACATAATGGTGTCGGTAGTGCTACCTTGAGTGTCACATATAATAATGATTACTGGACTGCTGGAGGTGGTGGCGGTGCTTCAGGTGGTATATGGGGTGGATCAATTCAATGGTCTAACTTAAATAATCCTGGTTCAATATCAGTCATAGTTGGTGGTGGTGGAGCAGGTATTAATCCAGGTGGACAAACTACTGGTTCTACAAGTAATGGTGGAGATGGATATGTTAAGATTGGATTGGGTAAGATTGTTGGATATACTGGTGGATCAACAGGTACATCAACAGGTGATATTATTGCATCAGGATCACAATCAAACACAGTATGGGATGTAAATATCGTTGGTAATGGTACTGGTACTGGTAGTGCTGGTAATTTCAAACTACCAACAACACAAATACCAGACGTTTATATTACTGGTGGTGGTGCAACATCAGATGCTACTGCATCAGTAACTGTATCATCCAATAAAGTAACAGCAATCAATTTAGATTCTGCTGGTGGTGGATATACAGAGATACCATACGTTTATGTTATGAATGGAGCAGGTGGTGGTACTAAGATTGTATCCACAGTTGATGATGCTGCTGGTGTTGTTGATCAATTAATATTAACTGCTAATAGTTCAACACAATATACTAACTACGTCAAGTTCGGTGGTCTCAGTGGTACAACTGGCACACGATATATTACATTGAACCCAGTTGATACTACCAATTGTAATTATTTTTCAATCAAAGCATGTCGAGGCAATGGTGTTAACGGTGGTGATATAGCAGAAGAAGTGCTACGTGTATACTATCAACCTGCTGACTCAACTAGTTGGACATTAATTGATACTATTATTACACCAAACTCAGTTAGAAATGATCCTCTTATTGGTACTGTTCCTGTAGTAGGTACATCTTGGGATGGTTCAAGTGGTGCTACTCAATGGTATACTTATTCAGTAGCAATGCCAATTGATGCTAGAGCAGTTGGTACTAAGATAAAGATTGAACAACCACGTGCAACACCAAGTGCTGCCAATGATAATGATGCAGACAGTGACCATTATGGTATATGTGAATTCATTTATTGGAATGAAAAGGTGAGTGGTCTTGTATTTGTTCCTACTGCTGGTAAGATCAGTAAACCAGCTGTTGATTCACTAAGTTATACTGTTCAAGGTGAGACAGGTCCAGGTATTACATATAGTTCTGGTCTTGGTGCTTCTGAAGCAACGTTGACATTAAAATCAACTACTAAGATAGAACCACAAGCAACTATTGACCCTGATATTGATGTACCTCTCTTACATCCTTACATATTATGCAAGTACTTGATCAAAGCTTTCTAAATACTACGGAGATACTAATAATACAATGGCAGATGCACCAGTACTGCAAGTACAGTTAGATGTAATCAATCAGGAGATTGAGTACAACGGTACACCAAAAACTATTCCTGAATCATATTGGAAGGACACGCTCACTCCATTGTTATATCCTTTATGGGATAGTGACAAGGATAAACTTATTACATTCCAGTATTTTAATAACGATTCATACACTGCCAAGCGTAGGAAGTATGTAAAAGACTTTAAGACTAACACATTTAAATGGGTTGACTATGAGATGGAGGCAGTTGGTGCTACTGAAGCAACTGCATTTAAAGATAAACTAATTGAAGGATTCTATTTAATTGATTCACTTGAGAACGATGAGTTCCAAGATGAACTTGCTAGAATGTATTCTAAGCAGAAAGAAGTCACACCATTAAGTATAAGACTAGCAAGAAATTTCCTCTTAGATGAAACAGATTGGACACAGTTAGCTGATGCACCAATTGATGCTGATACTAAAGCACAGTGGACATTGTATAGAACTAAATTAAGAGAACTAACTGATTCTACTGAGTTTACTAATGACACAGCGAATACTAAGTTCCCTATATCTCCAGAGTTTTATAATAAAATATACAAGGTAGACTTCCCAACTGAAGATTATCTTGCAACTTCTGGTCAGTTCATTGAAATGGGTAAGCATAGACTTAAGAAGTTCAGAGATAAGATAGCATACTTCTTGACACTTAAGTCAGAGACTGATAAGACATACTTCAATGATATGTTGATTGAGTATGATAGGATTAAAACAGATAGAATAGATATTGCTAATCCAGAAAATAGAAATACTGAGAAGAACAGAGATTTCTTAGAGAAACTCATAGCAGATGCCAGTGACGAATTAGGTAACTTATAATGATTGTACAAGGTAACGAACTATCACTGTTTCAGTTGATGGAATATTATGCTAATCGTAACCAATGTTATTTGGTATACTTTGACCTTAGCACATACAATGCTCTTGACGCAAGTAAGAAAGCAACAGTCAATACATGGTACGAGGGATTCATCGATGAGTATGTACTTGACATCATGAAGCAAGGGGTGTATAATACTATCAGGTTTGAAGCAGAAGACCCTGCTACAGTGAATGCTGGTGCTTGGTTCCCCAAGCAAGCAGAGTGTCCTGACTCAGATCATTTCATAAATGCGTATGTCGTTGATACATACGGTGATATAGTATGGCAAAACGTGCCCGACCCAACCTAGAGAAATTAGAAAACCCATATCTTTTAAAAGATAAGTTCATGATGCCAGGTTTTGTTACTAAAGAACCTTATGGTGAATGGGCTGCTGTCCCTGTTGCAGGTAGACATAACAGATATATGGTCATACACAATGGTGAAATGCTCAAAGCATGCAACTATCAAGTTGCTTATAATCTTATGATGAAACATTATAAATGAGAGATACTATATTATTTGGTGACTGTCGTGATACTATTCCAACAATCACTGAGAGACCACGTATGTGTGTCACATCTCCACCTTATTATGGTTTAAGAAACTATGGTGATGAAGAGAATCAAATAGGTCAAGAGCAAACACCAGAAGAATTTGTTGATAACTTAGTACAAGTATTCAGAGAGGTGAAGAATGTACTTGCAGATGATGGTACACTATGGTTAAACATTGGTGATTCATATTATAACTACAGACCAGGTAAAGGTCAGTCATATCCTAAACAATCTGTATCAAAGACTAAACAAGATTTACCAGATAAGTGCAACAAACGAGGTAACAAACTAGAAGGATTGAAAGAGAAGGATCTCATTGGTATACCTTGGATGCTTGCATTTGCATTACGTGCTGATGGATGGTATCTAAGACAAGATATTATTTGGAACAAACCAAATCCAATGCCAGAGTCAGTCAGAGATAGATGTACTAAATCACATGAGTACATATTTCTATTAAGTAAAAGTAAAAAATATTATTATAACAATGAAGCAATCAAAGAACCAGCAAAAGATTGGGGAACAAGAGATCGCACTAAAGGTAAGTACCACAATCCTGGCACTGGCCTGGCTCCTCATAGTGGGTTATCCAAGTCTTATCCTACAAAAAACAAACGGTCTGTTTGGTCAGTAACTAATAAACCATACAAGGGTGCTCATTTTGCAGTGTATCCACCTGATCTTATTGAACCTTGCATTCTAGCAGGATCTGAAGAGGGTGACATTATACTTGACCCATTCATGGGATCAGGTACTACTGCGATGGTTGCCAAGAAACATAATCGTAACTATATTGGATGTGAATTGCACGAGGAGTATGCCAGTTTACAAACTGACCGTATTCGCACCATTCCAAACAAATTACCGTTATACTAATAATGTTGAGAGGAACTAATGTGGTTCCTATGCCCCAAACCTACTGACTAGTCTGACTTAGAAGCAGACACATGACCGTTGGTAGAAACCTATTACTGCACATGACAGATGGTTGAAAGTGGTGGGGGTTCAGGTGTAAGCGATTCCCATAGGGTAAATTTGGGCAACTGGGTGAAACCTAGATCATTGCCCCACGTTCCTCTCAACACCCCATTATATTACAAAGGTACATGACTCAAGTCAAACTCGGTTCTAACGTCAAATCAAAGATCCACGACGATCTTACTGGTCACGTTGTAGTATATCAGCCACTAAACAACTATGCTGTTATAATGACTGACGTTGTAGAATATGAAATGATGACAGTTGAGTGCTACCTATCTGACTTGGAGGTTGCATGAATGTATCACAACAACAAAAGGCAAGATTCTTTGCCGAAGGACACACACTACCTACATGTGTGAATGATGGATGTAATAATAATGTACAAGTAAGAGAGTGGAAGTATTGGTCATTCAAATCAGAATGTTCTAGTTGTGCCACTGCACGTAAGAAAGGAATTGATAGACCTAATGTTACAAGACATAAAAAGAGTTATTGCGAAAATGCTGATGGTCATCTAGGATGGACATGTCCTGTATCCACATTTGTAGGATTTGAGACTAGTCTTGACCTAGACCATTTAGATGGTGATCATCATAATAATGTTCCTAGCAATGTCAAGACATACTGTAAACTATGTCATGGACGTAAATCAATATTAAATGGAGACTGTAACAGTAACAAATCATCATCGAGGAGTATTCAATGATTATACATGATGATGCATTAAATCATTTAACTAACATGGAGGAGACTGTACAGTTAACATGTACATCACCTCCATATTATAATGCAAAGGCATATGCACAGTGGTCTACGTATGATAAGTATCTACAATTCCTTGAAGATATATTTCGTGAAGTGTTCAGAGTAACTGAACAAGGTAGAATGTGTGCTGTTAATTTATCACCAGTAATACAAGCACGTGAGTCAAGAGCACATGAGAGTAAAAGACTTGCGATACCATTCCACTTCTTTAGTATTATGGAGAGACTTGGATGGCAATACATTGATGATATTATATGGTTAAAACCTGAAGGATCTGCTGTTAATCGTAACGGTGGATTCTATCAGCATCGTAAACCAGTAGCATATAAACCAAACCTTGTTACAGAGACTATATTCATATTCAAGAAACCTGCACCATTTCTTATAGATAAAACAGTACGGTCATGCCCACCTGAGATATTAGATAAGTCATTAGTACCTGATGGTTATGAGCGTAGTAATGTATGGCAGTTCAATCCTGAGACTACATCAAAACACTTAGCACCATATCCACAGCAACTATCAGATAGAATAGTTCAGTACTATAGTTTTGTCAATGACCTAGTTCTTGATCCTTTCATGGGGTCAGGAACTACTGCTATATCATGTTTAGATCATGACAGACGATACATTGGTGTTGAAATTCATGAAGAATATGTTAAGATGGCAAAAGATCGTATTGCACGTCACACACCACTGAAGAAATTCTTATGAAAGACCAGCAAACCATCAATGATAGTGAATCATATGATGTTAAATGGAATCGTGGACTTGATTTATACATAGAGTCAGTACACAAACCTGATGACCACTTACGTGGTTGTGCTCATAATCAGAAGTGTTTCAACGAACTGATGGAAGTAAGAGCACAAGTATTAGAATACCTTACAACATTACGGAGACCAGTATGAAGAGTAGAAGGACAATGCTATCACAAGCACTTCAAATGTATCTCGATGATGCATCTGTTGATGAGTTTCATGCTGATCTAGAGTCAGAACTAGAGAGACTACAATCATATCATCAACAACATGCTGATGATGCTGCTAAGATGAGTGGTAAAGCACCCAAGACAGTACTATTAAATGAGGAAGATTGGGATGAGTGGAGTCAGAATCCTGACTGGACACCTCAAGAACCTGATATTAATAAGTATAGTCCAACCACTATACCTGGTAAAGCAGAGCAAAAGCAATATAATTATGCTGCTCACATCACTATGTCAGACATAGCAAAGTTTCACAGGGGTAGTACCTTATAACTAATGCCAAAATTTCCATTTGCGGTCGGTGACCGTGTTCGTATTGGGGATGATCAGGGATTCATCACATTTATTGATACAACATACTTCACATTGTGTGTTCGAGAGTGGGAAGATAAAAATAAACGTAACGGTGTAGGACAATGTAATCTTTTAGTTTACAGGTCTAACTGGGATGTAGTAGAACGTGTGTGACAGTAGAAATACTGTCCACATTCTATTGCATTCCTTTTTGTGTGCATTATAATAAGTACATAACAAACAAAGGAACACATGACAACTCAACTAACTGAATTCGCTGAGAAAATGGCATCACCAATCGGATCATATTCTATTGAAGAAGCAGAAGCAGCAGCAAACAGACAGTTATTTGTTGAGTATGTTGAATCATTCTACTTACCATCACATGAAGATGTATTATATCCTATTGAAGGATTAACTACTCAGATGATTGAAGATGCAATTGATGTGTACATTGAAAGAATTGAGAAAGGTGACCTAGAGTATGTTCATTGGACATGGGGTTATGGTGACAGTCTAGATCGTGAGAGAGTAAGAGATATCATACTAGAGACACTTTAATATGTGTCACACACTTCCACGCATCGGGTATAAAATCCCTTATAATAAGAACATACACAACCAAAGGAACACTATCATGACCGTAGCAGAAAGAACTCAAAACCTATGCACAGCACTTGAGAATGATTACAAAGAGCATTCAAGACAAATGTATCTACGTAACCCAAGTGACTACAGTCTCAAGCAATTGAATGCAATTGATGATGGTAGTGCTAAACTCACTAAGTTTAGAATCCAGAGTGGTCGCAAGTATTACAAACTAATACAACAGGACTATGATACATTTCAAAATAGAAATGAGTATCGTGACGGTGGTGTACATGCATTTGTAGACAAGAAGACTGGTGAAGTATTCAAACCAGCAGGTTGGCAAGGACCAGCAAAGTATGCTAGATATAACCTATTGGATGAAGCATCTTATCATACAGCACTCGGAAGAGCAGACTGGGCAGGTGGTTATCTCTATTTGAGATAGTCATCAGGGCAAGGATCTATGGTTGTCTCTGTTCAGCAGAGAAATTACGTCCTGTAAGTCCCACACCTTGACACTCTGACCATTCTCTGCTACACTATTCTACAGGTATTACCCTACAATGTCAAAGAAGTTCTACAACCAACAATTAAAAGCACAACGCTTGTCACCACTCGTGGTATCTTATGTTAAATCGTTACTCGCTCCTATTGATACGGACAACGAACGCTCTGCCTTTACCGTTCGACTCAATACTAATGCTGATCCTCTCTCTAGAGATTATACAGCATTTTGGAAATATCAATCTAAATTCACTCTAGAGTTTATTAAAGCACTAGAGTCCGTACTACCACGTGACGTACGTCTGGTACAGTACGATCACCTAAACAACATTGCATCTTTGGAGCGTAAATCATGACACCTATGGACATCCCACAGTACGATATTCCACATTCACCAATCCTTCTTATGGGATTCGCTGGTATTGTCGTAGCAATCTTCACTCTATACACAGTCAACAAAGCATACTCTAACTCACCATTTAACGATGACTAATCAAACACCAGAATCAGAGTTCATGGAAATCCGTATATCTGGAGAGCGTGACAAACTCACTGAGTGGGTTATGGATCGCTTCAGAGTACTCATGGCAGAGGAAAGAGTCGATGATGCCATTTGTTTCGCTGATGAGTGGTTCGAATGGATGGATCCCGACAACTACATAAACGAGTCCACTCATTTTTTCGACGAGTATGAGCTTAAAGAACTCTATGAATCAATCACAAATTGAAGCACAGTTTCGTGCGTTGGTTCTACAGTACTGTGAAGCACAGACTAAACATGATGAGGAAGCATCCGCAAAGATACTTGCAAACATTGAATCACTTCGTAAACTATGTGACAATTGCGACTAATGCCAATTGATATGAATCGTGTAGTCGTGGATGAAATATTCCACGACTTTATTATTACAGTTAATTTAGATCACGACATGGATAGTCTTACTGAGGATGCTTACGTCCTTAAGTATAACTATCCTTCTCAGTCTATCAGCAACATCGGAGGTTGGCAATCACCAGTCTTCGGACCACAATGTCCAACAGAAATACTCAATAAAATCCCACAAAGTCTCTCAAATCTTCAGAAAGACTGTTGGGAGTTGTGTAATAGTATTACAACTGGTAAGTTTCAGAAGAAATTGCGTAAGGATCATAGTGGATGGTGGGTGAATATCAATGAAAAGCATCACTATAATGCTATACACCACCATGGACGCACAGACCTGATTGCGGTTGCATTCATCAAGACACCACCTAACAGTGGTAAGATGATAGTCGCTCGCAACGATGGGGCAACATACTCACAGTTGTATGATGATTTCCAATACAGTGTACCGAGTGAAGCAGGTAAGTTGTACATACTACCTGGTCATGTCTGGCATTATGTTGAAGAGTCATTTAGTGAAGAAGATAGGATTAGTGTTGCATTCAATTACTACATAAGTCCACAGACGAGGATGACATGATAGTAATAAATGCAGATAACATCAGACTACTACTGATCATGTTGTTGGGCATGACGTGGATATATCTGTTGATCGAAACACTTGCAGAGCAGTCTGTAAAACGAGATAAACGAAACAGATAGATATAGTATAACAAGAGAGCAATTTAAATGGATCACCATTACGTCGTAGGATATCATGACTATGAAATGCATATGCATGAAGTATGCGAGTATGCAAAGGACTCATTCGAAGCAAGAGAGGAAGCAATTGAAGATGTCCCATATATTCATGAACATCCAAACTGTATCGATTATATCCTAGAGGAGAAATAGGCATAAATTCTTGTTACAGACACACATATAATAGCATACCCACACATAAATAGTGGTAGAATTAAGGACAGAAAGATGAAGCGATAACACTCTTCGTTATGTACAATTAAATTCTATAGAGGTATAATTAAATGCACAATCTCATCTCACAGAACCAATTAGCAGAATGGAAACACATTGAATCTGACAGATTACAAGAGACGATGACTCAGATAGATGACTATTACGACTGTATAATTGAAGCAGATGCAGTGCATGGAGACAAACGAATGTGTAGATCTTTACTACCATAAAGAGGTGGTTCATATGAACCGAGACCAATACAACTGAATATTAACAAAAACCCTTGACAAATCCAGTCAGGGGTTTTATAATGTAAGGAGATATAATAGTATTATGAGTGATAAAAGTACGAAGGTACGAGCACAAATGAAATCCAGATGGTATTATTTCTTTTGGAGTTCAGCAACTGTATCTGTCCTGCTAGGACAAATGTATGTGGGGTCAGGATATAGAATGTATTCAAAGACTCTCATGCGTTTGTTTCAACGAATTGAATTGGAATTAGTTGGACCTAAAGGATATTATGCACCATTAGTGCCAGCAGAACCACCCAATTTCGAATACCTATCAGAATAATGACAACTGAACAGTGGTTTCCCTTACCATTATATGAGTATACATGTTCAATACCAGAGAGAAAAGAACTCAATGATGATCTAACACTCTCAGAGTTTGAACATAGACCTGGTTGGGGTGCTGATACACATAAACTCACACCACGTCCATTTGAATCAAATGTATTGGAAGAGAGTCATGTATTTCAACAGTTCCTACAGTATCACGTCTCACAATATTTGAATAATATTGGTATTGAACGTCATGATCCCTATCATATTCACAATGCATGGTTCACGTCAACCAAGAAGGGACAGTATGCACACTTGCACAGTCATGGTAGTGATG